CCAAAACCCGAGTTTGAACCTCCTGTAGTAGTCGCGGCACCTGCGGAGTAACCTACAAATGTATTTACATCACCAGTAGTAATAGCAGTACCTGCCTCATCACCCACAAGAGTATTGTAGTTACCATCCGCGATGATGGAGTTACCTGCGTTTACGCCAAAGCGGACGTTGGAGGTTCCTAATGTTGGGGTGCTGAGTGAGCCGTCTGCGCCACTAACAAACAACCGTACTGTGCCTCCTGTGGAGAGGTTGATTGATCGAGTACCATCAGTATCTATTGTGAGCACACCTGCCGTATTACCTAGTGAACCTATTGCTGTTGAGCTTGTTGCAGTGCCTCCGATAGAAAGAGTAGAGCCGCTATGTAAGCCTACATCACTCGACACAGCCAATGTACTAGCCATAGCCACAGCGCCATCTATATCCACAACGTCCAAGTGAGTAACGCCATCTACGTCTATGTTGCCTGCGATGTCTAAACCGCCAGTGCCTGAAAGCGCTAAAGACTCCGCAGACGCATCCCAGAAGAACTTAGCCGTTGTGCCTGTGTCCTCGTAGAAACTGATGTCTCCGTTGGAAGCTATAGTCATTTGACCACCTGCATCGGACATCGAATTATAATTAAACCTTAACTTATTAGTGTTCGAGCCGTTAGATTGATAGATGTAAAAAGGATTGTTACTTCCCTGAATCTTTACTCCTGCATGAATAGAATCACTTGCGTTATCTGATTTTGCAATTAAAAGAGCATCACCAAACTCTGCAGTAGTTGCGTGTACTTCTATAGAAGCCCCTTGACCTGCTGTTTCTCCTTCAACCAAAAGCCCATCCATCGTGGCTGTGCCGGTAACGTCTATTGCCGCAAACGTAGGGCTATCAGTAGTAGCTACGCCTTGGTCAAGAGCTTTAACGCTTGCAATGCTAGTAAGCTCTGAGTCCATCAAAGCACCAGCGGCTGTGACGTTGGTTACATCTGTAACATCTGCTAAGGCTTCAATGCCATCTAGCTTAGTGCCGTCAGCCAGCAAAACAACAGCACCTGCGTTATCTTCAGTATATAGCCGCTTGTCCGCTACGTTGACCGCCAGCTCTCCTTGAACAAGCTGCGCTGCTGTAGGTACGCTCGAAGCTGTGGAGCTATTTTTAGTTACAATTTTTGTTGCCATGTTTAAATACCTTTAGTAAGTTCCACCGTTGAGTGTACCAGTAGTCATGTTGTCTGCGTTAAGATTAGAAAGAGTTACTATAGCTGCTGCTGCACTGTTAGCTGCTGATGTAGCACTGCCAGCTGCGTTAGTCTCTGATGTAGCTGCGTTAGTCTCGCTGGTAGAAGCAGCTGTAGCACTGTTAGCCGCAGCAGTTGCGCTAGTGGCTGCATTAGTAGCCTGTGTAGAGGCCGTAGATGCGCTTGTAGCTGCGTTAGCTGCTGAGGTACTAGATTCACTAGCCTTAGTTATGGCTGTAGTTGCACTAGTCGCTGCTGCTGTCTCAGAGGCTGCAGCTGCTGTTGCGCTAGTAGAAGCACTTGTAGCACTTGTTGCTGCGTTAGTCTCAGACGTACCAGCCGCTGTAGCACTGTTAGCAGCGTTAGTAGCAGATGTAGCAGCACCGCTAGCAGAGGCAGCAGATGCTGTTGCAGAGTTAGCTGCGTTTGTAGCGGAAGTAGATGCACCAGAGGCTGACGTAGCAGCATTGCTTTCGGAGGTTGAGGCATTGCTTGCACTAGTCGCCGCCTCTGATGCTTTGGTCGTTGCCGTAGAAGCGCTTGTAGACGCATTAGATGCGCTTGTAGCCGCTTCTGAGGCTTTAGTAGTGGCAGTGGTGGCCGATGTGCTTGCGTTGCTCTCAGAGGCACTAGAAGCTGTCTGAGAGGCACTAGCAGCTGTAGCTGATGTAGCTGACGCTGTGGCGCTTGTGGCTGCGTTAGTTTCTGACGTAGACGCTGCTGTAGCACTTGCTGTGGCCGCTGTGGCAGCGCTCTCAACACCTTGTGCAGAGTTAGCTGCATTGGTAGCTGAGGTAGCTGCTGCATCTTTAGATGTTGTTGCACTTGTAGCTGAGTCACTAGCACTTACGGCACTAGCGGCTGCATCGCTTGCTTTCGTAGTGGCTATAACAGCTTGGGCAGTAACTAAGTTAAGAGTGGAGTCTGTGTTGGAATCTCCAGCACCTCCATCTCCTCTAAATATAGCCATTGTAGCTCCTACGGAAACAAAAGAAAAGAAAGGGGACTCCGAAGAATCCCCAGTTTGTTACTTGCTTAGCCTAAGACTGCTAGGGTAAAGCCTGCTTCTGGACGCATAACCTGAGTGCCGTACAGAGTATCAGCAGTGTACAAAGTTCCCAAGAACTCCTGTTTGTACTGAGTCTGTGAACGAACACCCTGCTGCTCTGCAAGAACATTGGTGTCCTTGTGGATAAGCTGTGCGCCACGAACGCCAGTCTCAAGAGTAGGTACGTTGCTAGATACAAGAACGTCAACACCGTATAGGTTACCGATCTTGCCAGTAACAGTGCCTTTGCCGTCTACGAAGTCAGCAGAGTTATAACGCTCAACACCCATGATTGCGTTGCGCAAAGAAGGTGGCACAACGAAAGTACGACCATCCATAGGAACGTCTGCGTCATCCATCTTCTGAATCAAACCACGGAAAACCGCGTCAGAGAAAGCACCAACGTCAGCAGTGCCATCAGCGTCATATGCTTCAAGAGCACCGGAAGAAGTGTTAATCTGGTAAGAACCAGTGTTGACCCAAGAAGAACCGTCACCGTTACCGAAAGACTTACCAAGCTCAAACAGATCGTCATCAACCTGCTTAGCCAGACCATAGCCTGCATCACCAGTGTAGAACTGACGAAGAGAAGCAAGAGCCTGTACTTCGGTAATGTCTTCGATCAAACGAGAGAATTCAAAGTGCTTGTTGATAGTGATCAGAACTTCTGACTCAACAGTGTTCTGGATGGTTACAGCAGTGCCAGCAGCTTTGGCGTGAGCCTGACCACGAGTAGGCTTAGGTACGTGAATGACATCACCTTTCTTACCAGTCATGCTCATCTTCTTAACGGCGTTAGCCATAATGAGGTTAGACTTGTATGCAGCGATTACTTCGTCGCTCCAGATTTCAGGGATGAACTTAGCGGCGCTAGTGTTAGTCACTGCTCCGCCCATATTGGGATATACTGAAGTTGCCATGTTGTTTATTTCCTATAATAAGAGTTTAGTTGCGGACTCTCCCTTCCTGGTATGCTTGCATGATCTCATCAGACAAGGATAAATACCGATCAGGATCGTCCTGCATGAGTTTAATAATGTCGGCGCGTCTATAAACTTTACGAGACTGCTGCTCACCACTTCCTTTGGTGTTGCCTGTTGATGCAGTCTTAATTGCAGTTTTTCTTTCTGCCTTCTCATTAGCTACAGTCTGAGCTACTATTCCTTGACGTTCCTTCCAATTAGTGAAAAGTTCATCTGCAGCTTCATAGTCATACTGCTTGTCTGCCTGTGCAAAGAGCTGAGTCCTAATCTTAGAAGCTTTAATCCATTCAACAAACTTAGAATCTTGTAGCACTGTGCTCATGTCAGGGTGTTTCTTCTCCAACTGAGTCATTGCTGATTGCTTCTGGTATTGCTGTGTAACGGCTTCGGCTTGCTTCATCTTAGGATGATTGTTAATAGCTCTCTCGACTGCCTTTTCGGGGTCTGAGAAAAAGTCTATATCTTCGTCAGGTTCTGGTGTTGTTGTTGTGTCGAGTTGTGTCTGAATATAACTATCGACTACTTTCCGAAGCTCCCCTACTTCACCGCTTTGCTTTCCTAGAAGCTTCTCAGCTTCCTGGTGCATCCTTACAATATCAGCAGTTGATTTTCCTTGGTATTTCTCAGGGATTTCGTCTTCTTGAGGAGGTTGCTCTTGAATCTCTTCTTGAGTCTCTTCAAAATTAGATGCTTCTTCATTTTCGTCTTCAAGACGCTCGTCTAGTAGTGTTGCCATTATTAAAACTCCGTGAGTACTCTCATTATGGAGGTAAGTTGTATAGAAGGGTTCTTACGAGTTAGCCTTCTGTTCTTGCTTTAGCTTCTGTGCGCGGTTCCTCATCCATTTATCGGTAGCACCGTTAAAATCACCAGAGATCGGATCAAGCGCTGAGCGCACAGGAGATTGAATCCTTGTTGCTATTCTTTTGCAGTGTGGACAAGTAACTTCTCTAGTATCCGAAGATACAAAGTGTTCTTCTATGTGTCCACCTGAACATTCAAAATCAAAGAGCAAGGCCATTATGCAGCCTCTTCTAGCTCTTCTTCTTCATTTGCTTGTTCTTCTGCTGCTTTAATCTGAGCTTCTAAGTTGATTAAGTTGGCTAAGATTGCAAGTTGACCTTTACGGAAATGCAGATTATCGCCATCTTTACACGCTTCAACTGAGTTAACAATACCTGCATTCTGTGCTAGATCTTCCTGGAGCTGCTTCCAACCAGGTGTCATAAACATTTCACGGTACACAGTGTAGTATTGCTCAAGTTCTTTATCGATCATACTGTTTCTCCATTAAGGACAGTTTAGTTGAATTACTGATGTATTATAGCACACTTTCACTTAAAAGTCAAGTACTATTTCTTCTTCTTTTTAGCTGCAGATGCTTTGTTCTTTACAGCCCGTTGGCCTCTAATAGGCATCTTGTTGCCTTTCTTTGTATGGCTTCCGCCACATGATGAACACTTCATTTAACACCTCACTTTTTAGACTTAGCTCCTGAACACTTCCAGCGCTTGCGTGAAAGGTTATTGGGAGTGTTGGGATCGTTCTGTTTGTCTTTAGATAAGCCTTTCTTAATACCTAAGCTTCTAGCACAGTAGCTGTCGCCTTTGGAAGTCCCTGGTTTTACGCGGGGACCTCCGCCTTCGGCTTTACCTGCCTGTCCGTAGCTTACTTTCTTGCCGCTAGAGGTAACCTTAACTTTTGCTTTGCCCTTTCTTGGCGTTGCCATTGGGCTTCTCCTCTTTAGCCTCTAATTTCTCTAAACGCTTAAATAACTCTTCAAACTTAGCGTTTACCTGTGATACTACGTGCTGTAGGTCTCTGTCTGTAATCATTGCGGCAATTGTCCTTGTGGTGGAAAGGTTGCTTGTGGAGTTGGTCGCGGCTGTGGCTGCGCAGCAGGTGCTGGAGTTGCTGAGACAGGGTTACCCTCTTTAACAGCTACTTCACGCTCTTTTAGAAGCTGCTGAGAGATCTTTAAACGCTTCTCAAACTCTTTATCGTCTGTATCTCCCGCCTGCAGGTTGGTTGTAACAGCCTTAATACGGTTAATTTCAAGCTCTTGAGGCATAATCTGCGTTTCCATAACCAGTTTCTGCGCTCTAGCTTGTGATTCAGAGGCTTGACCGTTAAGAGCAGCGGTTTGTGACGCCTGGAACTGCAATTGAGCCTGTTGAGTAGCTTGTTGTGCTTGTTGAGCTTCTGGATTAGGCTCATTAGCTTGCTTGAGAGATGCAATAAGCTCTTCACGGTTAGACAGGTTCATGTTGTCAATGATTGACTGTACCAATTGCGGGTACATTGGCGTATCTGGAGACATAGTTTGCAGGAGCTGTACAAGCTGCGTAACTTCATACTCACGAGCAATGATACCTAAGCTACTAGACGTTTCAAACTTGTAGTCAGCTACTGGATACATCTCAGGCTCAAACTGCATATACCTGTGTGCTGCTTTTGTAACGAAAGGTATCAGGAAAGCTTCTTGGAAGTTAATCAATGTGCGCTTGTGACGCTTAATGATCGCTCCTAAGCTCATAGAGATGCCCGCAGCGGTCGCATCGCCGTTAATAGACCCTGACGTACCGGCTGAGTCTATAGCGCCTGTAGCGGTCTGTACCATACGTTGTAGAGCCTCTGCCTGTGCAAAGGTAACCTGACCTACTTGACCAAAGTTAAATGGCTGTAGAACCTCACGAGGATCGCCGTTGGTAAGGATAATCTTACCAGGTCTAATCTCTGGCTTAGAGCCTCTAGGCATACGACTTGCGTCCATTGCCATCATTGGGTGGATAGTGAGAGCAAGAGCATCAATACGAGCGCGTAGTTCCGCGTCTAACGCCTTCTGACTGTTGTAGCCTTTCTCACATACTCCACGACCCCAGAATCGGCTAGGAACAACATCCCACGGGAATGCAACAATAGGTCGATCACCCATCATGTAGGGGTTCTTCTCAGCCTTGAGCAAAGTACCGTCGTTAGCTATGACAACAACAGCTTCAACGTAGTAGCTATCGTCTTCGTCATCAAACTCTATAACTTCTTCGTCATCGCTTTCCTTCATAGCTTCGTTAAGGAGGTGGCGGGGAACAAGTCCAAAGTATTTGGTCAGACGCACTTTGTCTTCATCAAACGAGGTAAGGTCTTGATCAGGTTCAATGTCAAAGTCAGGGGAAGCATTAGAGATCTCAGCTTCGCGGTAAACACCTTGCTCCTGGAGCTGCTCTACAATGTGCATAGAAACAAACTCATCGACAGCACAGCCCATAGCGTCTTCAACAGACGTAGCCAGTGGATCAATAAGGAAGTTCTGTGGCATAATAGGGTTCAGCTTAACGCAAGTGCGGTCAACAATGTTAACACCTACTGCCGTCAGCTCACCGTCCATAATAGGCTGTGTGGCTGGTTGAAACTCTTTCTCTTCTGTAATGACTATCTCAGCAATACCTGTACCAAAGATGGCAGCATTCAAGATACACTCAGCAACGCCTTTACGGATGCGGTTTCTTTTAAAGTCAGCGTATAGAAGCTCACGAAGCAACGCAATGTCTTCTGGGTTCTGATCCATCTTATCGTCTTTGAGGTCGAACCACTTACCACGACCAAAGGTAGCTTCTTCCAGCTCAGCTACAGAAGACTCAACAGCTTGTTGTAACGCAGGACTAATAATCTTAGATCGCTCAGACTCTCGCGTTCTGTCTTCAGCAGACCATTGACCACGCCAGAGGCGGTAGTACTCGTCAAAGCGTTGGGAATAGTTCTCTTCAAAGTTGTCGCGCCATGCTAAGCACTTCTCGCCTACCCATCCTTCTAGTGACTGCTCAATCGTAAACTTGTCTTGATCTAATTCCATATCTAGTATCCCGCGTATTTATCTAAAAATTCATAGTCGTCTTCTTCATAGTCAAAAGAGTAAGCAACCTTAGCAAGCTGGTCTATATACGCTAGAGAATCTATCAAGTCATCGTGGACTAATGGGTTAGGGAACTGAAACAATTCATCTAAGAACTGAGGGTTCCAACTGCCTTTGTTAAGCGTTATTGTTCCGTGTTCAAAGCGGCCTTGTAGCGCCCATACGATACGGTCTGTCTTCTTCTTGTTGCCGTGTGTAAGCTCTTCAACACGAAAGAACTGCTGGTTCTTCTTCATCATGTCGTTCAGGTAAGGGTAGACAGCGTTCTTTAACGCTCCTTTCTCGATGCCCACTGCAATTGGCTTATAGTCTCTAACTGCTTCAAAGATTCGTCTGGCAGTCTCTTCGACGCCCCAGCGGCCATGTATGATATTAGCAACCCACCAACCGTCAACACTCGCTTTAACAACAGATATAGCTGTTTCATCCAAGCGTTTAGTCTTGGTTGTGACCTTCTGAACGTCTGCAAATCCAGCCAAATCGACAGCAATATAATACTCACCATCTTCCGGCTCCTTGTCATCAAACTTGATATAGTCTTCTTTAAACAGCTCACTGCCTTGTGCCTCAAAGGACGCCATAAACTCTTGTCTAAACGAGAAGGTAGACATGGACTTCTTAGCTGCTTCAATCTCATCTGGATCTAGCAACGGGTTGTCGTAACTTGTAAAGTGGTAACCAGCGAAAGTGTCGTCATCAGCTATACAGGAATACTGGTACAAGTCATAGAAGTGGTTACGACCCATTGGCGTACCAATAAACATCGCAGAACCTTTCTGATCCGCTAGAGCTGGGCGTAGGATTTGCTCCCACACCTCTGGCTTCATGTCAGCATACTCATCCATAACCAGGAACTTGAGGCTAACACCACGCATAGTCTCTGGTCTGTCAGCGCCTTTTAGGGCTATGGTAGCGCCATTGATGAGCTTAATCTGTAGGTTGTTAACGTGGCTGCTAGCAATAACAGGGTTACCTAGCTCAAGCAGCATGTCCCACATAATGTCTCTAGCCTGCCCCTGTGTAGGAGCAACGTAGAAGACACTACCTTTAGTAGCGCCTAAGCCTTCAATGATTAACTTCCACGCAGCTAAGCGGGACTTACCTGTACGTCTACCAGCAGCTATTACTTGGAAGCGTATGGGATCATTCCAGACCTTCTGCTGCCACGGCAACAGTGAGACGTTTAAGTCAGACACTCAGTACAACCACATTACAGGTTTAGCATTACCGTTAACACTGCGCATATCAATATGGACGAACACACTGTGTATTCCAATGCCTCCAAATCCCATCTTGATAGCTTCCTCAACCAACGTGTACCTTTGTTGTGCCGTACTAACTTTAATGTCCGCTGCAATGCCTTGGGCATGAGTTCCTGGTTTCTCCTTACGTGATTCAATGGGATGTTCTGGGCTACGATAGCCGCTAGTTATAACAAATGGGAAACCACACCTAGCTCTAAGCAAGTCTAGCTTCAATAGGAATGTATCTTTAATCTCGTTGTCACCTGTGTGCTGACAGGCAAACTCTTCTTTGGTGAAATAGTCTAAGTCTTGGTTAATATCATACATCTGAATAGTTACCCTCTTCTATGTCTTCTTCACCGCCTGAGATAACAGTAGTCTCACCACCAACACCAGTAATAGATATGTTGATAGCGCCTCTGCCTCCTCCAGCCTTATCCTTCTCGAAATAGCTAACAGGTAACAAACGATCCATACACAACTTCCATGCTGCTGCCTGGTTCTTGTGATCGTCATCAAGAGCTGCATTGAGGATACTGTCTAACACCTTCCTACTCTTAGGAGATGCAAGCATACGTGCTTTGTACTCATTGATTGTAGCAGCATCCCCTTTGGGTCTACCAACAGAATTCCTGTTACCTTTCTTAACAGATGAAACATCCTTCTTTGAGGGCCTGCCTACTCTTTTGTTCTCAGACACAGAATTGCCTCTATAGTCTATAAAGTTCTGTTTAGTTAAACAAGAGATCTTTTAATGTCTTTTAGGGTTTCTACGAGAACAACTACTGGAAGTTGAAAGTAGTTATTCTTTTAGGGTCTCTATCAAGTCTTTAAAAGGTCTCTTACTTAACTCTATAGAGTCTATTATAGCATATTTTAGAGCAAAAGTCAAGCAGAGATTACTATATAGAGTAAATAAATTACATAGGGCTGTTACATACATCCCCGTCCCTTCATCAGCGGATCTCAGCAGCCCTAGAGACTCCGCAGCCCCGCCCTTATTCTCTATAGTAATCAACAGCTTACAAGGACTACACAGACTGTCTACTGCCTTGTTATTATTGTTCTAATTTGACCCTTTTTTGTATCTAGGCGGGTACAGTAACAATCTCCGCACACCCCAGACCCTCCCCGGCCTCTAAAGAACACCCACCTCTATAGTTATCCACAGGTTATCCACAGGCTGTAGAGTGAGGAGTGAGAGTCTATAGTGGTACTATACAGACCACCCAGCACCCCCACCTATATCACTGCAGCTTATGAAGACCTGGATCGTTAGCACTGTAGGCTATTGACACCTGGTGTGTCCTAATGGTTATATGCTTATGCTATTACGGTATATATAAATACTTGACTGCCTGCTTGCATTCTATATAGTGGAACCATCAAGAAGTGAAAGACATAAACAAATAAACGCACCAAAACGGTGCAGGAGCTAACAAAATGATAGAGCAGACGATTTATATACTGATAGCTAATGGTCAATACATTGGTGCCGCTGCAACTGAAGGGCAGATAATGGAGATAATATCTGAGCACAACCTCACGGACTATATTATCAAAGAGGATATAATTTATCCTTACGACTAAACAGTTGAAACAGTAAGACTAATCAGCGCCCCGCAAGGGGCCAAGCAAACAAACAGACAAACAAAGGAGAACAATAGCATGAAAGAATTACTTGCACTCACTTGGATCGTAGCGCTCTTAGGCGTGCTGCTGGTCACCCTTGAACTCACTACAATAGGCGGTATATTATGAAATATTGGGAGCTAGAAATTGATGGCGAACACATCCGCGCAGCACTATAGACTAATCAGCGCCCCGCAAGGGGCACACCAAACAATAGAGGTCACACAATGAACAATCAAAAATGTTACATCAGCCCCGACCTGGAAGCTCAGTTCAATGATTCTTTCTATAGAGTCAACAACGACAGCAACGGCAACCCGCGTTACGTTACGCACTACCTCGCTTTTCTCCGTGATGATGAGCTAGGCATAGGCGACTACGACATAGCAAAGCAGAGAGCTAATAAGCTAGGTTTTAAGGTGTACCGTGGTAAGGAATTCGGTGGCGGTTTTGTGACTACTAGCTTCAACTTAGAGAACGACATTGAGTCAATCATAGACGCAAGAGAGGTTGTATAACATGGACGCAACGCTAACATTCAACAACAGGGCACTAGCTCAACAGTTCACTAAGTACTGGGCGCGGGCTACCCTGACAGGCCACACGCTAAGCGCAACGGGCGACGATGGAATAACGACCGTAACCGTATACAACGTGACAGATCAAAGCCAACAGATAATCAACACCTTTATAGAGGGAGTAGAATAATATGTTACATATATACAAAGGCAACAAGGCATTCAAGGCGGCACAGAGACGCGAACAGCTACGACTAATAGTCGCAGAGACTGTACTAGTCCTAGCTTTAGTGGTAGCAGTGGCGGCGCTTGTAATGGCCATACAATGGGGCATGGTGGCGAGATGGGGATCATGATTCAACCAGCGATATACGTAATAGCGTTTGCGGTGCACTAATGAACATCTATCGAGTCATAGAGGAAAAATTATGAATAAAAGTTTTAAGTTTATAGGAGATCACCCGCGCCTGGTTGCAAACGCCTATTACACTATACCGACGCTTCACCTAATAACAGAGATCAACAAGTCAACACTGCACAGCCGCCTACGCTACAAGAAAGACTTCACAGAGCGAGACGTTAGACCGAGCGGTCCGCCTATTATAGGGCCGTTAGCAAGGCGCAGAGAGGAGCTAGAGAACAGGTTAGAGAATAAAGAAATGCGAGAGTCTGATAAATGGTTGCGTATTGCGCTATAATAGACAAACAAACAACAGAGAGAGGTAACACCATGTATAGTAAAGACCATAGTTGGCTACACGGCGACGAACACCTAGACGATAACGACAAGGTAGAGCAACTACAGAAGCAATACGCAAAAGAGGCGCGAGAAGACTTTTTTATGCTGGCTAATGACTTAGCGGTGAATCTTAAGTTTTTAGAGAGTGACAGAAACTTTGTACCCGATGCGGATGATATAGAGATGTTAGCGGACTTAAACGACCAGTTAGCGCAGAGCGTTAGCAGAAGATTCTAAGGCTCTATAGAGACCTTTTAGAGCTCTTTTAGGGTTTTAGCTTCTACTACTTGTTGTTAACCTCTGAAGAGCTTTAAAAGATAACTAGCGGTCTCTAGAGATCTATTATAGTCACATTAAAAACACTGTCAACCAGGCGAATAATTATGTTTCAACAATATATGACAAGTGGCGCACTGACGCCGTACACGATGGCGCTGTTGAGAGCTGCCAATGATGTTGGGGGCGGGTTGTTATCTTTATTAGACGCTGCTAGACTGTACGCGGTGGACACTGAAGCACTTAGTCAGTTTCTTAAAGAGATGCGAGAGTATGATAAATTTAACAGAGGTATAAAATAATGAGATGGTGGATATTCGATAGATTGTTGTCAATAGAGTTCCGAATGGGTGTTGGCCTGTTTGACCTGGAGGCTGTAGAATCTAGACCTGTTTGGGTTTACAACACGGAAACAGATGAGACTACGGTTATGCCGATGGACGGTCTTATTCTACTATTGCCGTTCCTTATTATTTCTTACGGTTACGTATACGACATAGAGGAAATTTAAAATGGCATTTACTCAGACGCACCTACCCTGTGATGCTTGCGGCTCGTCAGACGCAGCGGCTATCAACGAGAACGGATCAAAGAAATGCTTTAGCTGCGGCGACTTTCAGAAGGGCGACAACAGCGGCGCTATTACAATGCCAGACATAGAGGAAACGCCACGCCCTAAGCAGAGCTTCGAATCAATAGAGAACCTACTTACTACTGGACGCTATAACGCTATACCTGAGAGAGGTATTACAACGGCGACTGCTAAGAAATATGGCGTCATTCACAACCCAGATAAGACCTATTTCAGCTATCATTCACCGGACGATGCGAACACGCCGATAGCTTCCAAGATCCGTCAGCACGACAAGCGATTCTACAAGGTGGGTAACTGGGAAGATTCTGGACTGTTCGGCCAGCACTTGTTCAGTAAAGGTGGTAAGACTGTCACAATAACAGAAGGCGAATTCGACGCCCTGGCGAGCTACCAGATGCAGGGGAGCAAGTTCCCTGTAGTCAGTATCAAGAACGGCTCTAGCGGCGCTCTAGGCGACTGTAAGGCCGCTTACGAGTGGCTAGACACCTTCGACACCATTGTTATCTCTTTTGACAGCGATGAGCCAGGCATTAAGGCTGCCAGAGAGGTTGCTGAGCTGTTCAGCGGCAAGTCTAAGGTGATGAAGTACCCGAGCCAGTACAAAGACGCTTGCGACTTCTTACTCCAGGACGACGACAGAGCCTATATAGCATCCTTCTGGGCTGCAGAGCGATTTGTTCCAGACGGTATCATCAACGGCGCTAGTCTTTGGGACGAAGTGAACAGGCCAGTAGAGACTGCTGCAGTGATGTATCCCTGGGCAGGTGTTAACAAGCTTACTTACGGCATCAGAGAGGCAGAGCTAGTTACAATTACTGCAGGTTCTGGACTGGGTAAGTCTCAGTTTGTCAGAGAGATAGTCTGGCACATACTGCAGAACTCAGAAGAAAACATTGGCTTGTTGTTCCTGGAAGAGAACGCACGTAAGACAGCTCTTTCGCTTATGTCACTAGCAGCTAACAAGCCTATACACCTACCAACAGTAGAGACTACAGAGGAGGAACGCTGGGATGCTTTCGAGAAAACTATGGGCACTAACCGCTTGTATTTGTTTGACCACTTTGGAAGCACCAGTATCGATAACATTGTTGCCCGCTGTCGCTACATGGCAAAAGCGCTGGACACCAAGTTCTTGTTCCTAGACCATGTCTCTATTGTTGTATCAGCTCAGAGCAACGGCGACGAACGTAAGGCACTGGATGAGATCTGCACCAAGCTCAGGATGCTAGTTCAAGAGACAGGCATCACGCTGTTTATGGTGAGCCACTTGAAGAGACCAGACGGCAAGGGTCACGAGGAAGGTGCTGCTAGTTCACTGTCACAGCTCAGAGGCTCAGCATCTATAGCTCAGCTATCTGACATGGTGATAGGGCTTGAAAGGAACGGCCAGGCAGCTGACCCAATAGAACGCAACACAACCCACGTAAGAATTCTGAAGAATCGCTTTGCAGGTATTACAGGACGGGCAGCGGGCTTGCTCTATAACCAAGAAAGCGGTAGAATGTCAGAAATTATGGAGGAAGCCTTGTGAGATGTTTAGCCTGTAACGTAGCTCTATCAGACTTTGAAGCGACACGTAAGTCTGCAGTGTCTGGGACTTTCCTGGATTTATGCAACAGTTGTTGCGCTTACACATCAGAAGATATTGACACGATTGACAGGATAGACTTAAAATCGGAGTCAGACTTTGAACCAATGGTGGATGACAATGAGCAAGATAGGTAACTGGGTGCTAGACATACAAGAAAGACAAACACAGATAAGACACGCTAACCCTTACGACAGACACAGCAACAAGCCAGATACGGCAAGGCACTACTATGTTGATTACACTAGATTTAGAGACCAACACCGACCACGATACGATCTGGTGCGGAGTAACTGAGGAAGTCAAGACAGGCAAACAGCTTGTTCACACTTCTCCAGACACTCTTATACCTGTATTACGTGAGGCAACAGGTGTAATTGGTCACAATATCATAGGATTCGACGCCCCAGTGCTTGCAAACGTGTGGGGATTACAGCTACCAGACAATCAGTTGATAGATACTTTAGTCCTCAGCAGGTTGTATAACCCTCCCCTGGAAGGTGGACACAGTTTAGATAGCTGGGGCAAGAGATTTGGTGATTTAAAGCTTGACTTTTCAGACTACAATGCTGGTCTATCCGATGAGATGATAGATTATTGCAAGCAGGACGTAGCTTTAACCACTAGACTGTATACACATTTGCTTAACGTGCTTAAACAAGAGGATTTCATCGACACATGCGTAGATTTAGAGCACAAGGTCGCCATCATTACGGCGGTTCAGGAGAGAAATGGTTTCGTACTAGACGTCAGTGGGGCGACATCCCTCTACCAAACGATAACTCACAGGATGCGAACGATAACAACAGACCTGCAGAAGGTGTTTCCACCGATAGTGGAAGAGAGATGGTCGGAGAAGACGGGAAAGCAGCTGAAGGACAAGGTAACAGAGTTCAATGTGGGGTCACGGAAGCAGATAGCGGAGAGGTTGGCAGAAGCAGGTGTTATATTCTCTCAGAAAACTGAGAAAGGTTCTGTAATTGTTAACGAAAAAGTGCTTGAAGGTATTGACATTCCAGAAGCTAAGGTTATTTACGAGTATCTTATGCTGCAGAAGCGCTCAGCGCAGATAGATTCCTGGTTATCCTTCGAGAAGAACGGCAGAGTGCATGGTAGAGTCATCACTAATGGCGCTGTGACAGGTAGAATGACACATCTCAGCCCTAACATGGCTCAAGTTCCGTCAGTGACAGCGCCGTATGGTAAAGAGTGTAGATCCTTCTGGACTGTACCGCATGGTTACAAGCTAGTAGGTATAGACGCCAGTGGTTTAGAGCTACGTATGCTGGCACATTACATGCGAGACACCAAGTACACCAACGAGATCCTAAGCGGTGACATACACACTGCTAATATGAAGGCAGCAGGGCTTACGGACCGCAACCAGGCGAAGACATTTATATACGCTTTCCTGTACGGCGCAGGGCCGGCTAAGATAGGCGAGATTGTTAAAGGTGGTTACAAGGAAGGACAGCAGCTCATGGCGGCGTTTCTACGCAACACGCCAGCATTGGCTAAGCTCCGTGACAAAGTGGCTAGACTGGCCCTCTCAGGCACTCTACAGGGTCTTGACGGCAGACGACTAAGAGTCAGGTCACAACACGCAGCACTCAACACACTGCTGCAAGGTGCAGGCGCTATAGTAATGAAGCAAGCGTTGATAATATTGTCAGACAGCTTGACAGCTCGCGGGATACCTTTTAAGATTGTGGCTAACGTACATGATGAATTTCAAGTGGAAACGCCAGAGCACTTCGCTAAGGCAGTAGGCAAGGTAGCAGTAAAAGCTATTCAGAAAGCAGGTGAGCACTTCGATCTGCGCTGCCCTCTGGATGGTGAGTTCAACATAGGTAACAATTGGGCAGAAACACATTGACTTTTCTAAAGTTTGTGTGGTATAATATACATAGATCAGTTGTGATCTAAAACAACACTTAAACAAACTATTTCAATCAAAGGTGATATCATGGAACAAGCAAAACCAGTAACAATTCAAGCAGACGTAATGTGGGCTAACCTGGTAGAAGAGAACAAACTGTCAGGCAAGTACCAGGTAAATCTAGCTAACCTGTCTAGCAACGCTGTAGACGCCCTGGAAGAGATGGGCATCAATGTACGCAACAAGGCAGAGCAAGGCGAGTTTATTACCTGCAAGTCTAGCAAGCCAATCCGAGCGTATGACACAGATGGGACAGAGATTAAAGGCGTCTTGATTGCCAACAACTCCAAGGCTAAAGCTGTCATTGGTCACTACGACTGGACTAGCCCGTCAGGCGCTAAAGGCCGTAGCCCTTCTCTTATGAAGCTAGTGATCACAGACCTCATCCAGTACACGCCTGAAGTAGATATGGCAGAAGCTTTGTGATCTTAATTGATGCAGACATTTTGGTCTATCGTCTAGGCTGGTCTTGTAACGAAGAGTCTGAGAAAGCAGCCATCAGAGGTATTGATGGCTTTATCACCGACCTTTTAGCATTCCATCTTGGAGCCGATGAAGAAGAGTCCGAGTATGTTCTGTATCTCACGGGTAAAGGAAACTTTCGCAACGACTACGCAGTAACTGCTCCCTACAAGGGCAACCGAAAAGATAAGGCAAAGCCAGTCCACATTCAAGCACTGAGACAACACCTTATCGATCAATGGGCAGCAGTAGTGACAGACGGGGAAGAGGCAGACGATGCCATAGCTATAGCAGCCACTGCAATTGGCGACAAAGCTATTATGGTCTCCCTGGATAAGGACTTCGATCAGATCCCTGGCTGGCACTACAACTTCGTAAAGCGGACTAAATACTACGTAACGCCAGAGGAAGGCATGTTGTTCTTCTACCGCCAGATACTAATGGGTGACCGCATTGATAACATTGTCGGCATCTACGGTATAGGCGAGAAGAAGTCATCTAAGTTGTTAGAGGACTGTGTCACTGAGCAGGACTACTACAACAAGTGCGTAGAGATGTACGACGGCGACGAAGACAGAGTAATAGAGAATGGCAGGATGCTCTGGCTTAGACGCCACGAAGGTGAGATATGGGAGTTTAAAGGTGAGAAATAACGGAAGATGGACAGAAGCGCGTTTCCGGTCCTTCATTATCTCAGCATTACGTGGCGCTCATGGTAAGTGGGGTGTCAAGCATGATGTTAAGAAGAAGTCTTGGGTAGAGCGTGGTAAGTACAAGTGCGCTGCTTGTAAGAAGATAGCAGCAGCTACTCTCCCTGCACTCGAAGGACGTAAGCGTAAAAGAAACAACGCAGCAGTAGATCATATAGATCCGGTTGTTAAACCAGAAGTCGGCTTCGTAGATTGGAACACCTACATTGACAGAATGTTCCTAGAAGCGCCAGGCTATCAGGTGCTGTGTTACAAGTGTCATGCTGAGAAGACAGCAGACGAACGTAAGCGGAGAAAGAAATGAGAGATTTAACTGTAGGTTTATTAAACGAGTTGTTTGAGTATGATAAAGAAACTGGTGATTTAATTTGGAGAGAATCTAAAGCAAACGGAAAAGTAAAAAAAGGCGCTATCGCTGGTACTGTCGATACGCATGGGTACATAAAAATAGACCTAAATTACAAAAAACATAGGGCACATCGACTTGTGTTTTTAATGCATAAAGGATACCTGCCTAAAACAATAGATCACATAAACGGTAAGCGCTCAGACAATCGTATTGAAAATCTAAGAGCAGTTACTGCTGGCCAGAATCAGCATAACAGAAAGATCAATAGAAATAACACAAGCGGCTATAAAGGAGTCAGCTGGGACACACGCCTAAAATCTTGGAAAGCCTATATTACCTTAGAGAGCAAAAATATTCATCTAGGGTCTTACAAGACACCAGAAGAAGCAGACGCAGTAGTTAGGAAAGCGCGAGAAGAACTACACGGTATCTTCGCCCACCACGGCGATTGTGAACCGGTAATCCATGAGAACACAGAAGGGTAACCCATGACTAAGCATCTAGTAATACCAGATACGCAGGTAAAGCCTGGACAGTCCTTAGAGCATCTACGATGGGCTGGTCAATACGCAGCAGACAAGAAGCCAGATGTTATTATACACATTGGTGACCACTGGGATATGCCGTCATTGAGCAGCTATGACGTAGGCACTAAAAGCTTCGAGGGTAGACGCTACTTGCAGGACATTGAAGCAGGTATCGCTGGCATGGAAGAGTTCTTAGCGCCTATTAGAGAAGAGCAGAAGCGCTTGAAGGTTAACAAACACAAGCAGTGGCGTCCACGTATGGTGTTTACTCTGGGCAATCACGAGAACCGCATCACACGCGCTGTAGAATCCGACCCGAAACTAGAAGGCTTGCTGAAGTTTGAAGACTTTAAGCTGGAAGAGATGGGCTGGGAAGTGTATGACTTTTTAGATCCTGTCATCATTGACGAGATTGCCTACTGCCACTTCTTCACAAGCGGTGTTATGGGGCGACCAGTAAGCAGTGCTAAGTTGATGTTGCAGAAGAAATACATGAGTTGTATTATGGGACATGTTCAGGATAGAGACATAGCCTATGCACGTAAAGCTGACGGCACAAACATGCTGGGCTTGTTCTCTGGGATCTACTACCAACATGACGAAGATTACTTATCGCCACAGACTAACGGAAGCTGGGCAGGTATTTGGATGCTAAACGAAGTTGCTAATGGCGGTTGTGACGAGTTACCAGTTAGTATCAACTATCTGCGAGAGAAGTACGGAGATCAGGATGACCGCCACATACTATGACATATTAGAAAAACTGGAGCAGTTGGACGAGATAACGCTATTAGAGATCTTAGACATAACCTCTCAAGATCTAGTAGCTAAGTTCAGCAACAGGATAAACGATAGGTTGTCAGAATTTCAAGAGGATTTTAAAGATGAGCATTAATAACGCAACACCAGCAGACTGGAATAGATTACGAAAGCAGCATCCGCCATTAGAGATTCCGAAGCCGTCAATAGATGATCAAATGAAAGTTTATCTTGACGCAGCCGCAGAAGAGTTTGACGGATACGATGAAAACGGCTATGCCCTCAAAGTTTCTAGAGAAGACTGGGATGCAGTAAATTCACCCAACCACTACAACACAGGCAACGTAGAGTGTATTGAAGCCATCGAAGAGTCGATGACTCCTGAAGCTTTCAGGGGCTACCTCAAGGGCAACTGCATGAAGTACCTGTGGCGCTATGACTACAAAGGCAAGCCAGTAGAAGATTTACAGAAGGCTCAGTGGTACTTAGCCCGACTGTTAGGGGAAGTAGTGTTTGACAATGAGGAGGATTGACTGATGGCTACAGATTGGAGCTTTTTAGACGAAAACGGAGACATAAAAACAGCTTGTGCTGGCTGTTCAGGTTCAGGTCTACAAGGTTTTGAACCAGAGGATGAAACGCCACACAAAGGTACAGAGCTGTGTGTAAAATGTAAAGGCTCAGGAGGATGACTGATGAGTGCTATGTGCCTCGACAACACAATATCCACAGTTGCTCCAACTATTAATTTTAACCTTGGTGACGAAGTAGTATTAGTAATTGATGAAAAAGGTCTTACCTATCGTGGAGAGTTAGCAGCAGATGCAGGTGAATGTTACGCGATGCTGACGGAGTTTCTTAACAGCGCTAAGGAATATAAGTTATGAGTGAAATACTGAGTAACAAGATGCGAACACCTGATGGTACAGTGTTGCACTCAGCTCATCGACACGACTACGTGACGCATACAGACGCTAACGGTAAAGAGTATATGTTAGATGGTGGTTGGGATTATGTACGGAGGTCTGTCAACGGTGATGAAAAGCTGCTAACTGTTTGGTCAGACGATAACCATGAAATGATAAGAGTAGCAGTCAAATGGGGCACTTATGGTAAGCAGGGTGATCAGACTTTGAAGTATGTTGCAATTGCTGATATGGACACAGGGCATTTACAAGCCTGTCTTGACACTCAGAAGGCAACCATGCGTCCAGCCCTATACAAAGTAATGCAAGATGAACTAGAGTATCGTAATGAAACTTAAAATGTACCCACTTATAGAACGAATAGTTGAGTCAGGTATAGATGCAGGGTATACTAGGGCGCACAAGCACACAGACACACCTATTGAAGAAACAATTAAGTCCTGTATAGAGCAGTACATCATGCAGGGCTTTGATGAGTATTTTGAATTTAACCCAGAGGATATGGAATAATGGATCAGTATCAACAATTTATACATAAAAGTAGATATGCACGGTGGATTCCAGAGGCTTCACGGCGTGAGACATGGGACGAGACAGTCAATCGCTACGTAGACTTCTGGAAAGACCGGGGCCAAATAAATGAAAAGGTGGCCTTACAGTTGTTCAACGCCATCCACAACCTAGAAGTTATGCCTTCAATGCGTTGCATGATGACAGCAGGCGAAGCTTTAGATAAAGACAATGTAGCTGGATACAATTGCAGTTACTTGCACATAGACTCACCGCGTAGCTTTGACGAGCTGATGTACGTGTTGATGTGTGGCACAGGTGTAGGCTTCAGCGTAGAGCGTAACTTCATCACCAAGCTACCAGTAGTGGCTGAGACTTTCCACGAGACAGACAGCGTTATTGTTGTAGCTGACAGCAAGATTGGTTGGGCTTCTGCGTTCCGTGAGCTAATTGCTATGTTATACGCTGGCAAGATACCTAAGTATGACGTACACAAGGTACGCGGTGCTGGCGAACGTCTTAAAACCTTTGGCGGTAGAGCTTCAGGGCCAGAGCCTTTGGAAGATCTGTTTAAGTTCTGTATGGCTGTGTTCCAGAAAGCTGCTGGTCGTAAGCTAACAAGCATTGAGTGCCATGACATCTGCTGTAAGATTGCAGACATTGTTGTTGTAGGCGGTGTACGTAGATCAGCTCTTATCAGCCTGTCTAACCTGTCAGATCCTCGTATGGCTAAAGCTAAGAACGGTAACTGGTGGGAATTAGAAGGTCAGCGCAGACTCGCTAACAACTCTGTAGCCTACACTGAGAAGCCAGACTTTGAGTCGTTCCTGGCAGAGATGGCTAACATGTATGAGTCTAAAGCAGGCGAGCGTGGTATCTTTAGTCGCGTTGCAGCTCAGAAGATTGCAGCACGTAACGGACGACGTGACGCTAAGCATGACTTCGGGACGAATCCTTGCAGTGAAATAATTTTACGCAGCAACCAGTTCTGTAACCTATCAGAGATCGTTGTACGGGCAGATGACACACTCAAGACACTCAAGGCTAAGGCTGAGGTAGCAGCGATCATAGGCACACTGCAGGCTACACTGACAGACTTCAGATACTTACGAGCTTGTTGGAAGAAGAACACAGAAGAAGAGGCGCTCTTGGGTGTAAGCATGACAGGTATTATGGATCACTACTTGTTGAGTAAAGGAGACTCACCTGACTTAGCGCGTTGGTTAGAGGAAGTTAGAGATGTGGCTGTTGAAACAAATAAGGTGTGGGCTGAGAAGCTTGGTATTAATCAGTCTACTGCTGTCACTGCTGTTAAGCCGTCTGGTACTGTGTCTCAGCTTGTTGATAGCGCTAGTGGCATTCACCCTCGCTTCTCTAAGCATTACATCCGCCGTGTACGCTCAGACAAGAAAGACCCACTTGCTATCTTCATGGCCGAAGCTGGATTCCCTGTTGAACAAGATGTAATGAGTCCTGCTTCCTCTGTCTTTAGCTTCCCTGTTAAAGCTCCAGAGACAAGCGTTACAGTGAGCCAGGTAGGAGCTATGGAACAGCTACAGCTTTGGAAAGCATATCAGAACCACTGGTGTGAACATAAGCCAAGCATCACTGTATACTACACCGATGATGAGTTCCTGCAGGTAGCACAATGGATCTGGGATAACTTTGACATCTGTAGCGGTATCAGCTTGTTGCCGTTTAGTGATCATCTGTATCAGCAAGCTCCGTATGAAGACATCACTGCTGAGAAGTATGAAGAGCTATTAGCAGCTATGCCACAAGGTGTTGAGTGGATTGACCTGGGTAACTTCGAGAAAGAAGACAACACCACAGGGTCACAAGAGTTAGCGTGTACTGGTGGAGCATGTGAAATAGTGTAAAAAGTGTAGTGAATTAGCATTTATTGGTACATAAAAGTGTAAAAGCCCTATAGAGAGATTCTATAGGGCTTTTTTATTACTGCTGAGTTGCCTTCTCTGTTAAAGCGTTATAAATAATACGTCCTGTTTTAAACCTACCTGACTGCAAAAGTTGTAGCTGGTTCCTTGTGATATCCTTACTAAGGAGAACTTTCATAAGCTCTGGGTTCTTATAAGCTTCTTTTAGAACTTTACTAGACGCTTCTACTCCTAAGTTTTGTATTGCTTTAGTTGCGGCGTTAGAAGCTGTGCCCGCCAACACAATAGAAGAAGAACCGGCTAGTAAGTTAACGCCTTTCAAAGCAGCTAACTTAGCCGCTAGTATTAGACCAGCACTTGTTTTAGGGGGTGCAACTTTTGTATATCCTCTTTTAGCAGATAGAGATTTACTTATACTGCTTACATCTCTAAGCAACAGCTCTAAACCTTTCTGTTCAGCAGTGTTAAACACGGCAGTCAACGGCTTAAAATCTTTTAGAATTTTTGAAAAACTAACAGGATCAATAAGCTCTACGTTGCCTTTACCTGCTACTTGCGAATCAACAATTTTCATTGATTGCGCAACCACACGATTAGCAACCTGTTCTTTAAATACAGCAAGAGCTTCTTTGTTAGTGCTTAAAAGCTTGCGGAACCTGGCAGAAGTTTGTGTAGGGCTTGAAGATTTAAGAATAACATCCATAACCTGCTCTGGCGTCATGTTAGCCACTCCGTAGAAGTCGTCCAAACGCGCCACTTCCGCTGCTGTTTCAGCGTTCTGTACTACTTTCCCTTGAGACCTCGCCTTTTTCTTTGCTGCTTTAATAGCTTCACCTACTGCTGGGAATCTTTCTATCCAAGACGAGTGGGAAGTTTCAAACGCCTTGAAATCTTCTAGTTTATTAGGGTTTACCTGAGCCTGGAACTTAGCAAGAAGAAAGCCTTCAGCCTGTTTTAAAGCGTTAGACTGGGCGGCGCTGCTGCCAGACGTTGCTAAATTAAAGACTTCTTCCATCTCCCTAGCAACAATATCCATGTCAGTTTGCTTGGCTGTTTGACCGCCTACCATTGTCTCTAGCTTCTTCTCTTTAACCGCCTTCTTAGCTTTGGGTACAAAAGTTCCTCTAGTGAAAGTGTCGTGTATTTTTTTAGAGAAAGCAGTAGCCGCTAAATAGTACTCACGAAGCTGTGGATTAACACTTTCAACACCTAGTGTTATATTGTCTAAAGCAGCTTGCTGAGCTTCCCCTAGAGCTTTCTGGTTATATTGAAAAGTAGGGTCTGTCGCTGCGTTTGCGCTTCTAGCCATGGAGTTGAGCTTGCTTCTTAAATCTCTAAGGACTAGAGGAGCTTCTACAGTTTGTAGAGGTGCGTCAGGCCATTTAACTTTTACGCCTGCTTCAGCTAACCGCTTCTTGTTATCAGGAGTAACTTCAAACGTCTTCCAGCCTTTACCTGTACGTGCAACACCTTTTCCTAGAATGTTAGCAAACTCCTCGGCAGGAAGCACTGCTTGTGAGCTGGAGTTAGCGACAATTGTTTCAACAGCGTCTACTAAAGGTTTAGTCGGTATCTTTACAGAGTCGTTTATAGGCTGCCAGAGGTTGTTTTCTTGTTGTTTAACATCTGCGTATATTTTATTAAAAGATTCCTCAAACTCTTTGGACATTTTAGTGACATCGCCATCGTAAACTTTTAAAAGCTTAGTAAGCTTCTCTGTCTCAATCATAACTCTGTCGTCTACTTGAGCTATCAAGTCGTTTTGTATCTTAGGCAAGAAGTCTTTTAGTGCTGTCCAATCTAAAGAACTGCTTTCTGGATTCATTAGAGTTTCTAATTCTCTCGCTAACGAGTACTGAGCTTGATCAACTTGGTCGTCTACAAAACCTGCAAAAACACTGTCCTCAGCAGCTAACGCTCTTTCTAAAGTGAGGATACCTGAGTCATTTGTTTGTTGAGCTACAGATAAAATAGAAGCATCGTCAGCAGTTTCTAAAGCTAGTTTAGCTTCTAAAGGGCTGACACTCTCTCCTCTAATTCGTTGACTAGCTAAAGTTACTGCGTCTTCCCCAAACTTAGCATCAAAAGCGTCTATTATTTTCTTACCTACTACCTCAACACCTGTGTCTGCGTACTTAATAATGCCAGTAGCAGCTTCTAAATAAGTAGCTGGTTTACGCGCTGCTGCAAAACCACCAGCAATTTCAGCAGGCAAAGCTATAAGAGCACTGTCTGAGCCAGTAGCAGCAGAAGCTACTTCTCCCGCCACAGCCATAGCTAACGCTACTTTAGCTTCAGTAGGTAGCGAAGACTCTGCTAGAGACCTTGTGATACCTGTCCGCGCTCCTTCTACTCCTACAAAAGGCTGACCAGTTTTAGGGTTTAGCGCGACTCCTCTTTTCCCGTAGTTGACAAAGCCAGCGCCTAACATGTTTATTGAAGCACGAGCAGCACTGGTAATACCAAGACCAAGAGAAGCGTAAAAACCGCCTTTGTCTAAGAATTGTTCAGTTTCAGCATCATTAACAAAACTCTTGTTTCTGAATAAATCAGGAACTCCTATGTCGTAGCCGCCTTCCCACTCCATGTCTATGTTTACGTTAGAAGATTCCGCTAGGTTTTCTAAGTTTCTAGTTCCCATAGTAGCTAAGTAAGTAGGAACCCGCACAGCCATGTCATAGCCAAAACTATAAATAGGCGTTACCATAGCGTCTACCACTTCCATTACAGGATTTACAACAGGCGCTGTACGATAGCGTAGCTCTTCTCCTGCTTGTTGTAGTAAACTTTCCTCTGGGCGTGGAGTAACATTAGTGCCTTGATCAGAAAGAACAGGAACTTCTGGAAAAGATGTAGGCGGTGTTGCTCCTCCTTGCAGCTCTTCTATTCTTTTTTCGCCAGCTAGTCTTGCAATGACTTCGTTAGGGAACTCAATACCTGTATCAAAAACAACCCCATTGCTAGAAGCTCCTGACTCAAAGATTACGTTAGAAGTGTCGAATATTGCCATTAGTAAACGCCTTTTACAATTAAACCTTGGTTTTCATAAGCTGCTAAAAATTCTCTAATGTTCATGTCATTAGCTGCGGCAGTGTCTTTAATATCAGCCCAAGTTACATCTTTATTCTCGCCTTTGATCGACAAGGTAAAACCTCTAGGCTTATCTTTTACCCAGTATTGTGAAAGATTAGCACTGTCCTGTATGACTTCCATTCTTTTGTAATCAATACCGTTTCTTTTAGCTGCTGCTATTTTACTTCTAGGGATTTTAGTTAAATAATCATCCCATAAAGTAGTATGGTCTAATGGAGTCACTTCAGATAAGTTAGCACGTTGATTAGCAAAAGTGTTTTCTTCAATCTGATTTACAGCTTTATGTAACTTAATTGTTGCCGCTGCTTCGTTATACTGCCAAGGCTGGGTGTAACCAGGTAGCACGTCCTGCTGATATTCTAAATCTTTATCTGTAAATCCTTTACCTTGCGCATCCATCATTGGTATAATAGCTTCGTTCTGTAAAATCTTTAGAACAGCTTGATCTTTAATTTTCTCAGAAAAAGATTCCGGATAAGCTACGCCCGCTAGTTGAAAAATACCTTGTAAATTTTTAGATTGGTTAGCTACAAAATTAGCAACCATGCCTGTGTCAAAACCTTTTTCTACTTCATTCAGTATAGCGTTTGCTGCTTGCTTATCCGTGACAGCCGTTGCAGCTACAGGTGCAGTTATATCAACATATTTTGCTTGACGCTCTAAATTATTCTCTGTCATTTTTTCTGCAGGAGTTTGAGTAGTTTTTATAACTGTTCCTCTAGCTTTTTTAAGCTCTGCCCAGTCTTGTAACGTGCCTTCAAAACTTCCTCCTTTAGGTGTTTTCGCAAACCTATACTCTTTAACTAAAGCGGGGTCTTCTTCTGGTTTTGTTGGAGCAGCTCCTAGTATTTCAACTGCTCTTTGAAGAGCGCCAGGTACTTTATTACGAACAGCTTTTGCTAACGATGCGTACTGTGCCGGCAATGCGTCAGCCACTGTAGTAGCATCATTTGTACTCTTAGTCAACGAAGTAGCTTTAGAATCCAACTGCTGTTTAAACTGAGCAGCCTTCGCAGGATCAACAATATTCAACAGCTGTATAAACTGTGCTTGATCTGCTGGGTTTGTAGGATCTAGCCCCACTAGCTTTGTCTTAGCAAGCTCTACAGGGTCTTGCTGCTGTAGTCCAAACATGCCACCAAGGCGGCCAGTCAATGCTTCGTTCTGTTTAGCTGCAAAGCCTAGAAGCTGTTGATCTCTTGAAGGAGAAGTAAACGGACTTGGTCGTTGGTTCTGACCGCTTATGCCTGTCAATAAACCTGCGTAATCTATGTTAGCCATTATTGCGTACCTCCAAAATTATCAGCAAAAGGATCGCCAATGTTGCCATACTCGCTGTTGCCGTTGCCTCCAAATAACCAATCAAAACCTTTACCAATAAGACCACCGCCACCTGGCGCTTCTTGACCCATACCTGCATAGATCTCAGCTATCTGCGCTTGCTGCAGCGGAGACATCTGCTGACCCGTCAATAGACCTAAGATAGCGTCTTGAGTCTGTAGATCAATTCTGTTACCTAAGTCCTGTCCTTGTACGTAAGACTCAATTCCTCTACCACGTAACTGACTGCTTAGCTCAGCGCCTGTGCGTTGACCAGCAGAAGCATAACCAGCAGGTATTTGACTACCTTCCAGAAGCGATAGAGCTTGCTGTTGTGGGTTGTAACCAGAAGCCATCAAACCTTGAGCTGAGGTCAACGCTTGAGCTTCTTCTGCTAACACACGCTCTCGTGCGCCTAATGCAGCAGTGTTCTGTGACTCTGCTCTAGCCTGCTCATAAGCAAACTGCTCTGGAGAACCACCATACTGTGCAGTCTGTATACCACCACGACCACCTGCAAACAAGTTCTCTTGCATCTTTAAGCGGTCTCTCTCTTCACCAGGCTGCTGAGTAGCCCTAATCTGCTCGTAGATGCCTTGTGCGCGAGCTGCGGGGTCTTGACCCACCTGTCCAAACAACTGCTGAGATTGCCCTAGAAGCTGGTTTTGAAGCTGTTGCTGTTGAGGTGAAAGGTTGAGGTTGTAACCACCTTGAGCAGTTGTACCTATGTTAGCCAAGTTGCTTGTTACAGTGTATGGCTGAAAAGCTGACTCTGCTCTTGAAGTAGTAGCTGCTTCATTTGCTAAGTTTCTCGCTACATCGCCACCTTCTCTAGCAATATCAGAAGCTTGATTGCCTAGGTAATAAGCACCACCAGCTCCAAGCATGTCTGAAATATTATTACCTGTAAATAAAGACATTAGTAGGATCCTCCAGTAATTGTGTCAGCAGTCAATGTGCCAGTTACGTTGACAGTAGCGGCAGTCATTGTTCCTGTTATTGTAGGACTAGCTGAGTTAGCTTTAGAGTTAACAGCGGTCTGTATGTTGTTAAACTCAGTGTTAATTTCAGTACCCTTCACAATCTTAGCAGGGTTGCCAGAAGCTAAAGAGTCCTTAGTTGCGAAGTTAGTGGTTTTCGTATAATCGGACATTAGAGCATTCTCCCTACTAGAGCGTGTATGTCAATTTTCTGTATTGAAAAAGGTGAGTTGTTAATTTGAGCTTCAATGCCTATTGTCAGCACATTACCGTTTCCTGAAGCGTTTACTTTAGGTGTGTTAACCACAACAGATCCTGTGTATTCGCCAGTAGTGTTATACTCTGCTATACCGTACTCAGCAGGTACACCGCTGCCAAAAATAAATGCTTGCTTTGTGTAGCTTTCTGTGTAATCATAACCCCAGTTTAAGACAGTCTCTGTGCTTTGACCTCCAATAATAGTCAAGTTAAACTTCTTCAAGAACTTCAAGTTAGCTGGACTCTGGAAATCGTTAGGGTTACTAAAGTAACGAAGCTGATATTTAGCCGTGTCGTCAAGATAGCTACCGTAGCGTATGATGCCTTCATTGCGTCCCATGTACAAAGAGTCATCAGCAAACACAGTAAACGCAACAGGCTCTAACGCTGTCCAGGTAGTGACACGAAACGATCCATTCTCTAAAGGCTGACGTACATCAAAGCAATAAACAATATTACTGGACGGTAACGTCAGCAAGTAGAAAGCATGGACAGGGCTATAGATAGATTTAATCTCTTCTCTATGACCATTAGCGTGTGCTTCTTCTTCTACAGCAGCCAGCAGGTCACTACGGACATTCATGCTTACGTCACGTAGAGGTAGAGACTTCTCCTGGACTATCCTTCCTAGGGACATTATACCACGATTAGAAAGAAAAAGCAAGTCCGTTCCTGTACTTTGTATAGAATCTCTTGCTATACAACCTGTACCTTCAACTGTGTCGTGTAAGGTTAAGTCTGAAGAAGGACTCTGAGCACCTGTAAAGATTAATACATTTCTTTTACCGAACACTAGCAAGAAGTTGTTGTGTTCAGCAAGAGCTACCACTTCATCGTACCCGTTAGGCCACACTGTAGTTAAGTTAATACTACCTGAAGACCCACCATGCCAATCATCGCCAGCAAGCAACGAACTCCAATACACTGTGTACTTGTTGTTAACAACGTCACACGACCACAGGCGTCCATAAGCAGCAAGTACATCGTTACCTTGTGGAGGTTGATTACCACCGGAAGTTGTTAAAAGCGTAAGCGTTGTTGACCCTCCAACACTCTCTAAAGGTGCGTGACCTTTTTGGAAGAAGTAAACATCGTTGTTAAAAGATACAATCTTCCAGTTGTTGTCGCTGATCGTATAACCAGCAGGCAGTGTCACTTCTGTTAAAGTAGTTGAGCCTGTAAAGATCTTGTTGTTGCCTGCAGAGAACACAGTAGTTATGTTAGTTACACTGATAAACTCAAATACGCTCTCAATACCTCTGCTAGTGCCTAAGACATCTCCACCGTTAGTAGTGATCTTTGTGTAGCCCTGACGAGCACCTACGCGACCTAACTGATCAATAACACAGTTGTCAGCAATAGAAGCATATGCAGGATCTAGTCCAATAGGCGAGTCTTGAGTGTTTATACCCAAGAAGCCTGGAGCTGCAATTGTAATATTCTGTAGTTGCTCAGCCATTATACAGTCGTCCAAATAGTCTCTTCAGGGTGTTTAGCAGCGTCGAGTGCTACAGCGTCTGACAATGTTCTACCAGCCAGTGAGAACAACTCAGAAGCAGAAGTACCGCCTGTCTCTCCACGCTCTCTAGCGCCTAGTGCAGTAGCCAGCTGTATAACAGGAGAAGAAGGTATAAACATCCTGTCAGTGTCTTCTGCTAAATCTGCTGTTCTCAGCACCACGTTAAAGTATAGGTTGTACACGCCGTTAGGAGCAGGGTAGACATCAACAGCGCTGTCGCCGTTAGTGTCTATACCATTCCAGCTATAGAACTGAGGAGCGCCTAGAGGCGGAGTCTCAATCAAGTAAGCTGCTGTCATCCAGTGTGCTGCACGATACTCCATGAACCAGTCAGAAGTGTCATTAACAACGTCAAGAACTTTAATGCGGTCTTGAGAGCCTGTAAGGTTGTAGTTAAAAACATCAGGAGTGGTGGTAACAGTTAACGTGCTTCGTAAAGCTGACCAGTCCCAGGTATCTTCTACAGTTCGCTTAGCATCATTAATAAACTCTCCAACAAGCTTAGAATAGCTGGTCTGTCCTACAGTGCTTACTTCTTCTTCTCTGAGTCTCCGTAGAACACTGTTTACTAATTGTAGGTATGTCATTATTATCGCCTTCTAAAATTGTTAGAGTTTGTTAGCATTCCTTGCTGAGCAGGAGCTTGCAAGCCTCGTTGTTGTAACTGTACATAAGGAGAAACTACCTGGTTACTGCCAATGTCTATTTTAGATTTAAACAGGTCTGCAAACACCATATCAGTAGTTCTAGTAGGTGACATCATGCCTTGTTCCCCTTTCTCGCCCTGTAGCCCCTGTTCGCCAGTGTCTCCTTGGTCTCCTTGGTCTCCTTGGTCTCCTTGGTCTCCTTGGTCTCCTTGGTCTCCTTGGTCTCCTTGGTCTCCTTGGTCTCCTTGGTCTCCTTGGTCTCCTTGGTCTCCTTGGTCTCCAGCAGCTCCGTCAAGGCCGTCTAAGCCATCGAGGCCGTCTAAACCGTCTAAACCGTCAAGACCATCTGTGCCATCAAGGCCGTCTAAGCCATCCATACCAACACCGCCTGTGCCTACACCTTCGTCTACTGTTCCTGTTGTTGGAACTGTTACAGGATCTGAGTCAATTGTAGAACCTACAGAAGAATCTGTAGGATCTTCGTAGAAGTCGCTAGGGAACAACGGACCTTCTTCAGTTAGAGGCTCGCCAGTCTTGTCAAGCTCAATAGGGGTGTCATCTATAATAGGTTCTTCATACGGACCTTGAGCGTCTTCTAAAGATACTCCTGCTCGTAGCTCATCGACAAACCTGCCTCCCATCCTAATGTACTCGTCAATAGGAATCTCGTCTGCTAACACGGCCTCGTACACCTGTCTTAACACTATGTCATCAGAGACTGGCGCACTGTCGCCTGCATCTCCACCAGCACCTGCCCCGCCTCCAGCACTTGCTCCTCCTTCTGCTGCTCCTCCAGAAGTGTCCGTAGGTGGTTCAAAGACAATAGGTTCTTCATCAAGCTCGAAGTCAGGCAGAGGCTGCTCTGTTTCAACTTGATCAGGCTGAGTGGCTATTATCTCCTCGCCTGTTGCTGGATCAGTTATGGTTACTTCGGCAGCGGCAGCTTCTTCTTCAGCAACTCTAGCTTCTTCAGCAACTCTAGCTTCTTCAGCAACTCTAGCTTCTTCAGCAACTCTAGCTTCTTCAGCAACTCTAGCTTCTTCAGCAACTTGAGCGTCAGCTAGTTCTTGAGCAACTCTAGCTTCTTCAGCAACTCTAGCTTCTTCAGCAACTCTAGCTTCTTCTGCAACTCTAGCGTCAGTAACGGCTTGAGCATCTGCAGCAGCCTGTGCAACTCTAGCTTCCTCTGCAACTCTGGCAGCTTCAGCAGCATCAACAGCAGCTTTAGCAACTCTTACCTCTTCAACTCTAGCAGCTTCAGCTCTAGCTTCAGCTTCTCTAGCAGCCTTAGCGTCTGCTTCAGCTTGTAAGTCTAGGGCTGCTTGTTTCTCTTTTTCAGCGTTTGCTTTAGCTTCTTCTTCAGCAGCTTTAGAAATCTCAGCAGCTCTTCTAGAAGCTTCTTCTGCTTCTTCCTTAGCTACTCTAGCTTCTTCTTTAGCTACAGCATCAGCAGCATCTTGAGCGTCTGCAGCAGCTTTAGCAACTCTAGCAAGCCTAGTTTCTTCTGCTACTCTGTCTTCCTCAGCTATTCTATCTTCTTCGGCTTTAGCGTCAGCAGCGGCTTGAGCTTCCTCAGCAGCTTTAACCTCAGCGGCTGTCTTAGCAGCTTCTTCAGCAGCTTTAGCGTCTGCGGCGTCTTTAGCTTCTTTTGCAGCTCTAGCTTCTTCAGCAACTCTCGCTTCTTCAGCAGCTTTGGCTGTAGCTCTTTCCTCTGCTTCTTTGGCTGCCTTAGCTTCTGCAGCCGCTTTAGCCTCAGCAGCCGCTTTAGCTTCTTCAGCAACTCTAGCAGCCTCTACTCTGGCAGCTTCAGCTCTAGCTTCTGCTTCTCTAGCAGCCTTAGCGTCTGCCTCTGCTTGTAGATCTAACACAGCTTGTCTCTCTGCTTCAGCGTTTGCTGCGGCTTCTTCTTCAGCAGCTTTAGCTATTTCAGCAGCAACTCTAGCAGCTTCTTCAGCTTTCTCTTGAGCAGCCCTAGCTTCCTCTGCAGCTTGAGCTTCAGCAGCAACTCTAGCTTCTTCAGCAACTCTTGCTTCCTCTGCTACTCTAGCTTCTTCTGCAGCTTTAGCTTCTGCAGCAACTCTTGTTTCTTCGGCAAGCCTGGCTTCTTCTACTCTAGCAGCTTCAGCTCTGTCGGCGGCTTCTTGAGCTGCCTTAGCTTCTGCAGCAGCTTTTAGATCCAGGGCTGCTTGTTTCTCTGCTTCAGCGTTAGCTATAGCTTCTTCCTCAGCCTTTTTTGCAGCCTCTTCAGCTAATTTAGCAGCTTCTTCTGCGGCTTCTCTTTCAACTTTAGCGGCTTCTTCAGCTAATCTCGCTACTTCTGCAACCCTAACTTCTTCTGCTATTTCAGCGTCCCTAATAACTCTAGCTTCTTCTGCAGCTCTAGCTTCTGCAGCAACTCTAGCTTCTTCAGCAACTCTTGCTTCCTCTGCTACTCTAGCTTCTTCTGCAGCTTTAGCTTCTGCAGCAACTCTAGCTTCTTCAGCAACTCTAGCTTCTTCAGCAACTCTTGCTTCCTCTGCTACTCTAGCTTCTTGAGCAACCCTAGCAACTTCAGCAGCTTTAGCTTCTCTTTCAACCCTGTCATTGACAACAGTATCAAAAGCACTTATTATAAGGTCAATATTTGAAGCATTAAAGTCTTCGCCTAAAGAGTTTGTTGTATCCTCAAGAAAGTTATAAACAACACCGTCTCCTTGACCTTTAGCGGCATCTTCTAAAGCAGAGACAGCGTCTAAGACATCCTGGCTTACAGAAGTGCTTAAATCAGCGTTTTCTGCAAATTTAGCAAGATCAATTCCCATAAAAGTAGTTGTAACACCACTTGCTGCAATTGAAGAATTATAGGCTGCGTCGTATACAGCAGTGTAATTCGGCGGTATAAATGTGCCAGCCGGCATCCCAGAAGCGTATGCGTTATACTCCGCAATAGCAGAGTCAACAGCGGCGTTACCAGCTACGTTTGCTTTAGAACCTGCTTCTGCTGCATCAAAACCTTTAGCCTGCGCCACCTCTCCCAGACCTGCTATAGCTAAAGTAGCCCAGTCTTCTGCGTGTAGAGTCTCTCCGTTAGCTGCTTTCAAGCCTGTTAAAACAGCAACGCCAGGTAACCCCAACATTGAAGCAGCCATCTTAATAGGAGCGCTATTTAAGAACTTAGTTACACCGCTCGCATCAAAATCAGAGGTAGGTGACTGACTTCCTATTTTATAGTTAAAAGTGTTGTATTGATTTTGGCCTGATGCTTGGTCAGGGAACAAAACAACTTCACTGTAAAAATTAGGGTTGCCTGCAGAGTTAGAAGGAGCTGCGTACAATTTACCTTTGTCTATTATATAAACATCTGTATTATATTTATCGCCTGCCATTAAAGTCTGAGCAGAAGCGTTTAAGTATTCGTCTTTATCTAAAGCGCCTGACTCATACAAGGAGCTTAAAAACTTTATCTGTGATGTTTCGTACAGCTTGCCGTATTCTGCTGCAAAAGCTTCTGGATCTTCTGACGCTAGAGTGCTTAGGTTAGTTGTCTGCCAGTCTGTAATTTCATTGTCTAACTTAGAAGTTAACTCAAACATCTGATCGTCAGTTAAAACTTTATTACCAATGTTTGCAGAAGTAATACCGTATTTTTTAAGAAGATTAGTTTGCGTAGAGAGAACTCTTTCTTCGTCAGTAAACGTGCTGTAAATTGCAGAGTTAGCTTCTCTTTGAGGCGCGTTAGCTAAACGAGACAAAGCAGCCTCAATAGAACCTGTTTCGCTTTCTTTATCGGGATCAGGAGCGTCTAAACCATATACACCGTATTGACTAGAGAAATAACTATCATCTTTGTTAATAGCCGCGCTTTTCCAGTTAACAGGGTTAGCTACGGTGCTTGGAGCTTCTAAAGGAAGAACTGTTACAGGAGGCAGCACAGCCGTCCCAGCAGCTAGTCTACGTAATGCTTCTTCTTCAGCAAGTCGCCTTGCTTCTTGTCTTCCTCTGCCACGACCCATTCTTACTTCCTCATCTGCATTATTTTATTAACTCCGCGTATACCGAAGCTAGATGATATAGCTATAAACAGCAGGTATTGATACCACTCAGGTAATTTTTCTAGTGCTTCAAAAGCTGTAGCTACTCTAGCTATGATTGTAACATCATTAGCAGCAATAGCGTAGCCAATCATGAAGATAGGGATAGCTAAAACAATAGTCCAGAACTCATCCTTCCAGGAGTCCTTAGACGCTTCAGCCATCTTAGCTTCCCAGTTAGCGTCGTTCTCTATGACTGACAACTTACGCTGATGTACGGCTTGCTTTTCTTCAGCTTTGTTGTTTAGGTAGCTCTTAGCTATACCCGCTACTGGTCCAAGGATTGCAGTCAATATGCTCATTTTGTACGCCCTAGTATACTTTGTACAGTATCTGACTCATATATCCTAATACCAAGCCAAAGTATTGTAAGTATGGAAGCTGCTGGCGGTAACCAAGCAGCCATTGAAAGTACAGCGGTAGAAGCTGCGGCTACGTCAAGTACTTCCTTTGTTGTTTCGACCATGACAATCCCTTGCTATTTGTTGAGTAAGTAAATTAAAGCGTAGATAAAAACAGGTATTACTGCAAAGGCTACACCAATAAAGATAAAAAATTGTTTCATTAGCTTTACATTATTGTGTCTTTTAAGCACAGCTAACTTAGCAGCTCTTTCTCTTTGTTGCTTACAGTCAGACTGAAACCTAAGCCAGTCAGGCCACATGTCAGCCCTGCCAGCATATATCATATATTCCTTCAGCCATTCTTCTTGCTCTTTAATCTTCTCAAGAGCCATGAAAGCATCCAAGTCGCTTTTGCCCTTGGACGCTACACGTTTAGCTACGGTGCTTTTGTTTTCAAAATAATCCTTAGTAGCGTCAGTACAATCATACAACTCCTTCCCGTTAGCTAATGCTGTCTTAATAATGGCAAAGGCTGCGTTACAAGCGGCTATTTCTGCTAACATATTACAGCACCTTTTGGTTAACTTTACTTGTCAGCTATACCCGTGGTAGTTACAAAGCGCAACACAGTGACGCAGGAAGCTATGACACAACCTACCGCCGCCTGACCTGCTGGTGACACGGGTAAGAACCCAACGTAGCCCTGAAGGATACTCAGGACTGCGAGGGCTATACTGAACTGTACAGTCTTAGACTTTAAGCTCTTTAGAAGCAGCTCCATCACCAAGGTACGCCAGCGGCTGTTGCTGGTGCTTTAGACTCTTCGATCTGAGCAGCAATGCTAGACTCAAGAGCTTCAACAGCCTCTTCGCCCATAGATGCTTTGACCCACTCAATAGCCTGAGCTTCTGTGATGTCTGCATAGGCAGTGTAGCCGTCAGCAGTGCTGTCAGGCGTAAAGCCACAAGTGCCATAAGAGCTGCCTGAGTATGTTTCTTCGCCTACTGCTTCGCTATCGTTAGCTCGCCAGTGTGCTATTACTACGCCATCGTCTGAAGTGTTGCGTTCTAGTGTTGCGATTGTCCAAGTTACTGCCATGATTATTCTCCTGCTTCTAAGGTTTCAATTCTTGCGATAGCTTCTTGTAAAGCCGACACTAAAAGAGGCACTAGTTTAGATTGGTCTATGCCTTGATAATCGGGGATATTCCGAGTGTCCATTACTTGTGCAGTGGTCTGTCTCCATTGCTGACCTTCCTCAAGTGTTTCAGGCTCAACTACGTCTGAGCTATGGATAATCTCATCAACGGCATCAACCGCCGCTGTGTATATATCGCCTGTAGCCGCAGTAACTTCGTACTCTTCGTCTTTCATAGCGTCTTTAGTGCCAGTAGCGCAGTTAGCAACAACCTCTTGGGCTTCGTGAGCCATAAAGCCATCAACGCGAGAGCCGTCTATCTTCCACGCAAAGTTCCAAGGCTTCAATGCTTTAACTCTGTCAATAGAGCCTGTCATTGGCTGTAGGTCTTCTTTTAGCCTATAGTCTGAGGAAGTGCCGTAAGCGGTAGCAGAGCCATTGGTTGTGATTAAGCCGACAGCGCCATTGCCGTTCTTAAAAACAACATGGCCTTCATTCCCTGTTCCTGTTCTAACAGACTCAAAAGTATAGCTAGATGAGCTGTAAGACGTAATCCTAGCGTTAAAGGAACCGCTAGTTACGCCTACGTTTAATCGACCGCTGGAGTCTATGCGCATACGTTCTGTGCCAGCATTTGAGCTAAATTTAAGTGTATCACCGCGTAAACCGACTGATAGGTATGCGTCTTTGAATTTATAATCCGCGTTCCCCAAGTCCACATGATCGTTAAGTAAAGCACCTGTATTGCTAGTAGGGAAAATAGCATTGCCACCGCCGCTGAGTCCTGCGCCATTTGATCTTGGGTCGAGAATAATAGTAGAAACTAACCCTGCTCTTGACTGCCATGACCCAACAGTTGTGCCGTCTTTTGCAATCCTCAAAATCTCACCATCAGAGGATGTTCGGTTAAGCAGTGCCGCAATGCCACCAGCCCGCGTGGCTACAATTGACCCGTCATCTCTAAGCTCAGACCCTTCGACAGCTGTGTTAGAGGCAGACTTACCCACCAACACGTTGCCTGAAGCGTCTATGACTAAACGTGTTGATGGTGAGTTGCTAGTGCCTGTACCAAACTCTAATTGATTAGCGCCTCCTGAGCCTTGACCAACGGCTTGAATGTAAGAATTAACACCAGCCCCGCCATTGTCTTGAGTTTCAAATTCAATTCTACCAACAATTTCGGAGCTAGAAAGACCAGTATCTGGGTTTTCTAATCGTATAATTGACCCACCAGAGGCTTTTGACAAGTGTAATAAACTATCTACACTACTAGTGCCAATACCCAAAGCCTCCGCAGACGCATCCCAGAAGAACTTAGCCGTTGTGCCTGTGTCCTCGTAGAAGCTGATGTCTCCGTTGGAGGCTATAGTCATTTGACCACCTGCATCGGACATCGAATTATAATTAAACCTTAACTTATTAGTGTTCGAGCCGTTAGATTGATAGATGTAAAAAGGATTGTTACTTCCCTGAATCTTTACTCCTGCAT